TATATCTCGGTCTGCTTTTACTGTTAAATTAACACTTCGCATTGCAGAAACGAGTACTGCTGCAAGTTTATTATAATCAATTGAACCGCCGCCAGATTTTAATGTACGATCGATAACATCATTTGGCCTAAATGCAGCAATTACATCGTTGGGTGCCGGTCTTAAAATAGGACCGCGGTCTGGAACAATTAATGCATCATTAGTATCAGTAACTGGTGTGGTAGTTGTAGTTGTAGCGGTTGCTAATTTCGGAAGTGCACTGGTGATTGTTTTAATTGCGTCACTAATAGCCGTTCCTAACAACGGAATTTGTTTAGCTAAAGTATCTAAAGGAGCGGCTAAAGAGTCAATCGTTTGTCCAATAATTGTCATTTTACCTAAAGCTTTTTCGGATCCGCGGAACATGGTCATTTGACCTCTTTCTCCAGTTAATTCTTCAGATTTTACTGCTGCCATAATATCTTTAGAAACCGTAGATACATCAATCCCAATACCTTGTTTTTCTGCCATTTTTATGGTTAAACTATTAATAGATTCTAAATAATCGTTTGCAGTTTCGGCAGTTGTTTTTGTTGTATCTAATTTAATTAATTTTTTTATTTTATCTTCATCTACATCTCGGCCGTCTCTTCGAAGTTGTTCAACAACTGCAGTAACATCGCCTTTGTTAAGCTCCATTAAACGTTCAATTCCTAACTCTTTTGCTAGTTTTTGTTTTTGAATCATTTTGGCTAATGTAGCTTCATCGGTACCCATTAGTTCCGCAGCTTTTTTTCTTGCATATAAATTTGTAGATAGCATATCGCCTTCCGATTCGATAAATCGGTTCATCAATTCAGCTTGTTTAACTGCATCTCCTTGCACCGTAGCCATTCGATATGCATTAGTTAAACTTTTACCATCACTAGTTAACAAACGTTTACCAGTTAACAATTGATATTCTAGTTCAGATCCAATTGATGATTCTATGTTTAATAACGAATCACCGGTACGATGTAATTGCTCCATGTTTATACCAAGAGCTTTTGATTTTAAAACTGCTAATTCTAACGATCCAGGCAGTCTGCTGTATTGCAATTGTAAATCTTCTGACAATGAACCAATTTCGCCCATTAATTCGGCTTGAACTTGCAATGCATCTTGACCAGTCACGCTGGCTATTTGTTTAGCAAATTCTGCATGATATAATGCCGCTTCGGCGCTAGAATCTGCTACTGTAGTTGCATATTGTTGATATCCTACAGCCGCATCTTGTGTTAATCCTAAATTATTTTGTAAATAAGTTTGAGTTAATAGCATATTATTAACGAACTTATCATTTGCTTTACTCGAAAACATCATGTTGCTAGTCAAATCTTTAAGACCGACTGCATAACCCATCATTTTATCTTCAGCAAGTTCTACGGATATAGATAAATCTCGTAATTTTTTTGCATATGTTTGTGCGGTACCGCTGCTAATTTTAAACGCAGTGTTTAATTTTGAATTTTTCTGTTCTAAATAAGATATATTTTGAACTAATTTATTGATTCCTTTTTGATATTCTTCTTGTATTCCAACTACTTTTCCTAAACCCATACTTAGACTAGTAGTATCAGTAATAAATTTTTGAGCAATAGTACTAAAGCTTTCGATTGCAGTTGCTAAATTCGGAATACCTTCTAAAAATGCATCTAGGTCATTTGACATTTCCCGTGCTTGTTCAGAAGCCGTTTTATCTGCCTTTCTCTTTTGGTCTGCAGAATCATACGCTTTACCATGTTTAGGTAAAGTTTTTGCTTTAGCAATTATGCATTCGATATGTTGTTTGGAAGAATACATCAAATTTCTTTTATTATAAATATTTCATGTTACAATTTTGTTTTTTTAATTCTAGATGCCGTATTTGAAGATTGTTTTAATTTTTCAGCTTGTTCTGCCGCTTCTGTACGTTTTTTGTTTATTTTAGTAATCCAGAATTTACGAATATGTAATGGAAGATGATATATAGTATCCCAATCCCAACAACCGTCTCCAGCTAACAATAATTCGTATAATTGATCATGAAATTGAACTTGATGTTCCGGTTTAAAACCAAAAAAGGTCTGCTCCAACTTGAAACCCAGTTTCGAAGGTGCTCCCATCTTCACCTTCAAATTGCATTTTGAAATCTAAACCAGGCATATTATCTGTTAAATATTTTCTAAATTCTCGTCCAGCACCAGCAGTCATTTCATATTTAACAAAATCGCTAATATAATTTTTATCGCGATTGCCATTAATTTCCATGATGGTGTTTTCCATTAAATTGGAAATTGCTCGTTCCGGATCTATTTTTTTAGATAGTTTACCTGTAATGAATCTAAATTTAATTGTATCGTCAGTCAACGTAATCTTATATTCAAATTCTCCATTTTCATCTGCAATCAGATTAAATGGTTTAAAATTAATTTTAGATAAGTCTACATTTCTTTGTAATTCTTTATTAGTTTTTGGATCTTTTACAATAACCGGATAATCTTTTCCATATCCATGTATTCTTGCCGCAATAATTAATCCATCTTTATCGGTGCTAGAAATATCGTCTACATCAACTCCGGGAGTTACAATTACAGATTCTAATAATTTATCTAAAACAATACCTGCATTAATATACGTTGAATTAGTTAAAATATCCTCATCATATGCAGTCATATGTCGCATTTCAATGGTGCCGGATCTTAATGGAGATGATTCCGGATAAATTAACCCGTTACTTGGCAATTTAACTAATACGGGTGGAATTCTTAATTTTTGTTTGGCTTCGTAATTTTGTCTTACAAGATTAACGATATTTGAATTATCTAAACGGTCTGTCATTTTACTCATTTTATTTCCTATTATAACTTTATTATAAATATTAAGAACATGAAAAATGGGAGTAAAAACTCCCACTTATCTTATCCGTTTTGATTAGAATGATAATAGCGCCCAATCATATCTAAGAGTCAATTCAATCATTACTACATCTTCCGAACTCCAATCTAACGAACCGAAATTTGATTCTGTAATAAATGTATTTTTTAATTGCCATTTTTCTATAACTTCACCTAATGGCGACAATTGCAGCAAATCAATTTGTTTTGAATACATCGTTTTATATCCATCTCTACCAGTTGCAGATTCGTGATGTAAACGTACCCAATCCATTACTGCTTGTGCTGCAGATGGAACAATCGCATCATACAATGATACTGAAATATTATTCCAAACGGAACGTCCTTTTACATAACGTTGAACGTTGATATGATCTAATGCAATTTCTCCATTTGATAATGAAGGTTTTGCTGATGTTTTTACTAAATATGCAGGAATCCCTCCAATTTCTAAAACGAATTGGTGTGCTCGTTTTGGTTCCCACGTATATGCTTTATCCCAGAAATTTGTATCATTTCCATAATCAGCATAATTCGTTCCCGGGTTGGCGGTGTTTACTAAATCTTCAAGTGCCATTTCACAATCCTATTTTTTTATTATAAATATCAGCAAAGTAAAAAAGGTAGAACCGAAGTCCTACCTTTTCATGTTTTTATCAAATTCTATTCCGGGAAGCTAGCTCCGGTAGGTTGAATATTGAAATCTAGAATTATGAATTCTGCCGTTCTTGTAGGTTGAAGGAATATTTGTCCATACATAATATTCATATCAATCAAGTCCGGAGTATTATTTGTTTCATCCATAATTACTCGGAATGCATATAAACCTTGATTAGCACGTACTTGTTCTAAATATGGATTCACAATGTTTAAGAAACGGTTTCTTGTAGCAATTGTGTTTTGTTCAAATACTAAGAAGCGAGTTGAAGATGCAATAAATTTCTTAACCGCAATCAACAGTCGACGTACATTTACTCGGTCTAATGCACTTGGTAAATCTTGTAAGGTCTTTTGACCCCAAATAACAATTCCTTCGTTAGGGAAGTTTGCTATAGGGTTAACACGGGCCTCATACAATGTGTCTCGATCTGATTGAGACAAATTCTTATATGTACCAATTGCAGTGCTTAATCCTCCTCGAGTTAAACCAGCTGGTGCATACCATGGAGCAGCAATCGCATCGTTAAATGCTAATACTCCCGGAACTACAACACTAGGGGGAACCCATACCGGAATATTTTTACCTGGATTATTGATTCTTACCCATGGATAATAAGTAGAAGTATAATTGCTATTCAAAGATTGAACTTGATTAACTACTTCTGTTATTGTATCAGTTAATCCGTTTGAATCCATTACATAGAATGTATCTTGACGATTTTCTGCTAAACTTCTTGCATATCCGGTTACGATTGGATGCAAACTATCAATGATTCCTGGGGTAACTAACAAATTCATATCATATGCATCGGTATTACTTAAAATAGTAAATGCTTTATTATATGCTACCGTACCAGGTGAAGTTGTTTGACTACAATTAAATCCGAAAGTATTAGTGTCAGCAATATATCGTCCGGAATATTTTGGTAAATTAGGACGTGCTCCGTCAAATCCTCCTTGGAATGGAACGATAAATTTACGAGTTGCTATTGCTACATTATCACTAAACGTATTAGCAACTAATGCAGTTTCTAATGTTCCCGAATATGGAGCAGATGCTGGGAAATTTGCTCCTGCTGCTTGACTTACATTTCCTAGATAGAAATCTGAATTGCTACCTGTTACCGATCCGGATGATGGAATTGGTGCTAGATAATTCAAGTTATTCAACACGGTAAAATCAAATCCATGATAGATTCTATTACTAAATGTTGTTGATACTTGAGATGTTTTATATGATGCTGCAGTAAAGTTTACACTTCCGGATGCCATTGGTATTGGACTTTCCGGTGCACGGAATCCAAATGGAATGTCTGTTGGTTGTGCAATAGTGGATGCAACTTCTACACGAATGTAATTTGAAAGATTTGGATAATCTCCAGATTCAATTACATTGTATTCATTATCTATAGATTTATACTTATCACCAATTACTTTTGCAATGTAACGAGATGAATTTGGATTCAAGTTAACGTTACGGAATGTTTCTACAACATCCGGTCTTGCATCTGTATCTTGAGATGAATATGGAGAATTAGGAATGTTAGTTGTATTAACTTTTCTTACTTCTATGGTAAATTGTGTGTATCCATCTGGATCAGTTACTTCTGTAGAAGTTTTAATGTCTCGAATACCAACTTTTACCGAATGATTAACTGATGTACCATGTGATATAGTATGAAACTTAAATAAATCTTTAGTAATATTACCACTTACTTTTTGCGAAGTAACCCATGGGGTTGCTGCAGTAGAATAATCTGATAAAAATTCATAGTTTGATATTATTGCAAGTTTCAATGTAACTTGACCTAAATTTGCAAACAAACTAGATGCATTTTTATTTTCATATTGTACATAAGTTGGATAATCTACAGATTTAGGTGATGTAGAAAATACTTTGGTTACATATGAATTTGATGTTGAAACAATAGATCCTGATATTGCAGTACCTTCTGTTACTAAGAACGATCCATTGAATCCAACGGCCGTTGCATCGTCTCCAACTGCAACTGCAAAAGAACCTGATAATTTAATAGCAAACGACCCAGAGCCTGCATCTTGCAATACAGAATCTTCAAACAATGCACCCGTCGACCCATTTGTTGTTACGGCTTGTACTGGATGTAATATGTGAGTTACTGCTTCTACTTTAGTTGCACCTGATCCGGAAGATGCAATGATTGCTAAAGCTCCATTTGTTAAATAATATCCGTCTTCATATAAAAGACGAGTTACTGTAATTACGTTTCCATTTCGCAAATAATCTTGAACAACATATGGTACATATGAATCATCGGTATATGATCCAAAAATACTTTCAAATTCTCCAAAACTTCTAACTTGCGTAGGAATTAGTGCAGGACCTTTTACAGTCGGCCCGACAATTGCTGCTCCAATTTGTGCAATTCCTCCAGCTAAAAACGATTGATCTACTTCATTCGTAAATACGCCGGGAGACACTATTCTTTCTGCCATTAAAATACTCCTTTATGATTTTATTTATAAATATAAATTGTTTTGGTCAAACCTATTCTGCAGAAGTAAATGTCCCAGCTTGTATATTTATTTGTCCTTCGCCGTAACGTTCTTTAAGTTTATCTAGTAATTGAGCTTCTTCATGCCGAAGTGCATCAAATTTTGTTAATAAGTCTGCTTGTTGAGTTTCAAGCTGTTCTAATTGTTTTTGTAATAAACTTCGTTCAATTGATACATTACCAATCCAATTGGCGTTTTGTGCAAAACGTTCTCGTAAATCTTGTATTGCGTCTAAATGATCTTTGTCTAATTTTCGTGTCATACGTAACCTTTGTTTTATTATAATGAATTTATGTGAGGAATCAAACCTTTTTAGGTGGTGGGGTGGATTGATCTGATCCAGTTGGTGGCGGAAGCGGTTAAAGAGGTTTTCTTATGGAAAATGTTGCTGCAAATGTACCTGATGATATTGATGGACTAATTGAACTCCATGTTCCCGATAAATACGAACTAGCAAACAATACGTCATATGATGTGATAGCTTCTTTTGTTGACTCAGCTACAAGGAAATACTGATTAAACGCAGTTAACCATTTATTATAATTTATATTAGATGTAATTATATTATCTGCGATAGTAACGATTCTAAAATTGCCGACTAATTCTGTTCGGGTAGAGTTTGTTGTATTAATAGTTGCAAACGGGCCAATTTGTACATAGCTGGATGAACTAATCGGAGC